TGGCGGTACTGCGCCACGAAGCGATACAAGCGCACCAGCGGCGAGCTTCTCGACTTTCCCGAGGTGCCGATCATCCGAGCCCCGCGACGGGCACCGGTGGCTTACACGTCGGGCGAAATCGGGGCGATCATCCGGGCGGCCGCAAAGCTCGAAGGCACCGTGTGCGGAATCCCAGCCGGCGATTGGTGGGTTTCGCTTTTGCTGTGCCTCTGGGAGTCTGGGGAAAGGATAAATGCCACGCGGTCAACAAAGTGGGACCAAGTCGATCTGCGCGGCCAGCGCGTTTGCTTCCGTGCCGAGACGAGGAAATTCCGAAAGGCCGACCTCGACCGGCGAATCTCAAAGTACCTTGCCGACTTGCTGGCAAAACGGACAGACAAGGACGGCCTTGTATGGCCGTGGGACAGGAATCCCTACATCTTGTGGTATCGCCTCAAGGCCATTTGCAAGGCCGCAGGCGTCACCTACAGGGGCTTTCATGGCATACGCCGCTCTGTCGTTTCCTACTGCGAGGCACGCCAGAAAGGGGCCGGACAGCTTGCGGCCGATCACGAATCCGGCACAACGACAAAACGGAGCTACATCGATCCCAGGATCGTTGATTCAGGCCCCGATCCGGTGGACCTGCTCCCGCCGCTGGACCTAGATGAGCCAGAGCGGCCGGCTGCCTGACCGGGCACGGAAGGGAGACTTGGCACGGAAAGGAGACGTGCCTAGCCTCGACCTTCCGGCCCGGATCAGTCGTGCGGAGAAAGCCACCACGGCGTCGAGTCGTCACGCTCTCGGGCAACCTCGGCCCGCAGGGTACGAATCTCGTCAAGCATCCGCAGGACATGAGCCGCTAGCGTTCCGGCCGTGCCCGTGTATGCACCAGAAAACTGGCGGGCGTCCCACTCGGCCTGCTGCAGGTAGGCGTCAGTCAGCATCACGCTCCTCGCGGTGCAACAAAAGAGCCAGCAGGCTGTAACTGGCGAGATCAGCCAAGTTGTCGTCGAGGCTTTCGTTCTCCAGCCGGCCCGTGGCGTTGTACGTGGCGAGCCGAGTGACCTTGTCGCTCAGCCTCACCATTGCCGCCTTCCACGCAGGGATGCCGACAAACTTGGCCCCGTTGCGAATGTTCGCCAGTGGATCTGTTCCGCTTGGACAGCCGTAGTCCGAACTCTTGCGGCGGTGCATCTCCTTGAGCGAGTCGCAGAGATCGTAGAAAGCCTGCGACGTTGGATGCACCTCGGCCCGCATGAGCGAGTCACCTCGAAACCGCTGGCCCTCGCAACATGACTCACGCTTCCACGCATCGCTGAGCACCTTGGCTGCACACTCCTGGGCGGGCTGGCAGCCGGCGAGGGCGGAATATCCCTGCACCTTGGGATCATCGGCCGGCGTGTTGTCGAGCCGTTCACGGACGGCAGATCGCAGGGCTTCGTTCGCGGCTTCAAGCAGGGCGGCAGTCACTTGGTTTCCTTTCGTAGGTCACGGTCGCAGAACAACGGGTAAGCCTTGGTCACCTCACGCCGCCCGTGGTCGATCACGATGGCGGCCTGGCACGGCGGCTCATAGCTCGCCTTGATTCGGACAGCGTATGCACTGTGTCCAATCACGCTGCCGTTGCTCACGTAGCGTCCCGAGCGGCCCCATGAGAACTGGTGCCAGTGCCCGAGGCATGTGAGGTCGGCACGCTCTGTGGCATCCCACGCTGCAATCGCTTTGTTCAGCGGAACATGGATTCCGCCGATGCCACCCTGGTAACGCACTGCGTGACCGTGGCAGAATCGGATGCGGAACCCGTCGAGGTTCAGATAGTTGAGGTGCCCTTCGCCGATCTGCCAGGTGATGTTCTTGCGAGTCTCGCCGGCCCGCATCGTCAGATAGAGATGATGCTCGTAGCTGGTGTCGGCCTCGTTCGTCCGCAGCTTCTCCGTGGTGCGGCCGTGGTTGCCGCAGCTGGTGGCCACGATCACGCTGCCGACGTTGTCAGCCACGGCGTCGAGAAAGCCCCTGAGCCGTTCGCCGATCCAGCGGATAGCCGCCAGCGGGTGCAGTGCGTTCTCTTCGGCGAGCTCGGGATGGATCATGCCACTGATGAGATCCCCTCCCAGCCACACCACCACACGGTCTATCTTCGCCAACTGGCGTTCGTGTTCGAGCATGGCGAAGAACCGCTGCTGTAGTTCAGCCAGCCGGGCCTCGCACACGGATAGGTCGAACGAGTTCAGCCCGTTCACGGTCTCGGGCCTGACGGTCTCTTCGCAGTGAATGTCGCTGAGCAGAACCACCATCGTGGCGTCGTGCTTTTTGCCCTTGACGCTTTTGGCCAAGGGGGCCGACTTGCCGCCCAAGCCCTTGAGGCTGACGAGCGAATCCGCCCGCTCACGCTCTGTGTCGATCTGAGCAAGCGCGGCCTTATACCTATTTCGGTATGACGCCAACTCAGCCCGCAGCCGTGCCAGTTCGGCATCGGAGGCCAGGCGGTCAGCGTCGGCGATCCCTTCGGCCACTTCCTGCTTCATGCTTTTTCGAGCCATCGCAGCACTCCTTGCATGCCGATATCCACGCCCCGAGCTTTCAGCACGACCGACAAGCGACGGGCCAGCGTTGTCTTCGTGGCAGCGAGTGAGCCGCCGGCCCACTCGGCTTTGATGCCGTCGAGCTCGGCACGCATCTCTTCGCTGAGCGATTCGTACCACGACGCGAAGCCGCGCCGGGCTGAGAGTCCAGCCTTCACTTCTTCGAGCAGGCTAGGTTTCTTCGCCATTGCTACTCCTTCGGCTGCATCGTGTAGAGCATCGCTAACACACGCCGCTGCACTCGGGCCGCCTCGGTCACGGCTTCCTCGCTGATGTTCGGCCCCAGGCTGGCGTGTAGCAGTTCGTGCAGGATCGTCTCGACTCGACTCCATCCACGCTCGCGCGAGTCGATCAAGATGCGAGGGCGGGCCGAGTTGTCGAAGAACGTCCACCCGGCTGCACCGCCCTTGAGCGGCGTGAACCGCAGCAGCCACCGTTTGCCGTCGATGGTGATGTGGTGGTCTTCGGCCACGGCAGGCGTTTCCTTTCGCCCGTCACTGTGGCATGGGCGTCAAGTGACCGCCGGCCCCCACTTGCCAACGGGGCACGACTGGTCGGCCCACGCGAGCTTCGACACGAATTTCCTGTCCCTCGCCACAGGGCAGCCGCACTTCGAGCAGGCGTCGTTTTTCAGGAACTCGCAGCCCTGGCAGATCGTCCACCGCTCCAGAATCACCTCGTCGCTCGCGGTCGGCATCCCGGCGGCGATGTGCTGGGCAGTGGCCCTGGCGAAGTTGCGGGCCTTCGTGAGCCAGGAGACAGGATCGGCTTCGCGGGCGAGGGCGGGGGGCTGCGGGGCCGGCTTTGGCGGCGGCACGAACCCCGGCTTCGGCGTTCGCGGATATGCAGGGTGGTCAACATCCACCTCCCACCAACCGTCGTCGTATTGCGAGACGAAGCACGGCTCAATGGACGCAAGGTTATACCCGCGTTCTCTAGCCCGCGCTTCAACGTGTTGTCGCAGCAGTCTCATGGTGCTGGGTTGTCTGCGCACGGGTCAGCGGCAACTTCGCTTGGGCAGCAGATGGCGCCTCTCTCGGCGAGAATGTTCCCGTCCGTGTCATATATTCGCACCTGGGCCGATACTGCCGCGTACCCTTCGGGGCATTCTTCGCTTACCGTGCAATACTGAATACTATTCGATGGCAGCGGGAACGGAGACTGACCGGGTGATCCAACCCTATTGCATCCTGCCGCAAAGCCGTTTCGATAAGCGCCCTTCGCTGTGTTTGGCGTAACAATCGCAATCCCGCCAATAACCTCGTTTTCTGCACCGTAGCAGCCCAACTCGCAGCAGGAGTCGCAGCAGTAGGAGTTATATTGGCAAGCAGGGCAGTCCAACCCAGATGCCCCCTGCGCGCAGTCGCACGCGGCACAGCCACATGGGTTCCATTCGCACCGAGCGTCTGCGTCCCACGTTCCGCCACTGGCCTCGCAGTTTCTTTGCAGGACGGAGAGGCCGTCATAGTCGTATGGGCCGCCTCCGAAAGATCCGGTGTCGCCGTTCCATGGCTGGCCCCACCCGTAACACTGATTTTCTGCGTAGTAGCAGACACCGCTGGGATTGCACTCTATCTCCACGCTCACCTGCGACGGATCAAACTCCCCTGCAATGGCAAAGTTCCCGTCTTCGTCATAGAAATCGCCGCCGCGATAAACAATGCCATTGCGAATGATTCCGCCAATCGGCCATATTATTGGGTCGATGTTGTTATCAACTGCCCCCTCTGGAGGGGCGATTTGCGTTGCGGAAAGCGTACCTTCGCAACTGCCGCCCGGAGTGATTTGGTAATAGATGTCATAGACAGACCATCCGCCGAAGCCCCACCCGCCCTGCGCCAGAACACTCAACGCCAATAAAAGCTCGCCGTTCACGCACGCGAGGCAGTACGAGGCCGACCCGACCCACTGGCTCCAGTTGTCTCGCCCCAGGTTGTCGTAGAAGCCATATCCCTTGAGGGGGTAGTCTGGCGGATACGCATTCCCAGGCCAGTAATCATCCGGGCGAGAAACCGTGACATACCCAAACCGCGACCAGCCAACAGAAGTCGCTGACGGGTATCGCCATGCGTCCGTCATTGGAACAGGCGCGGTGCAGCCAGAGGCGTTGACCGGCATGCCGTTGACTCTGACCTGAAAGCCACCAGGACAGCCGCAGGTGCAGCACTCCCGCACGCAGCAACACGCCTGCCCGGTGCCGAGGGCACCGTTTCGCAGGACAAGCTTCCCGCCTTGAACCGTCAGGCTCATGTGGCCGCCGTTGAGCAGGTGGTGACAGAGATCGCCACTGTTCCCGCCGTTGACTCAAAGAACACACCGACACTCTTCCGCGTGAACGACAGGCTATCGCTGCCAAGCGTCACTCCGGTGATCGGCTCGATTGTCTTCGGTGTGACCGAGAACTTACTTGTACTTGCGGTGGCGAGAGCCAACACGGGCAGCGTATTGAATTCCAGCGATGCCGTCGTGAGCGTCGCGGCCGTGGCCGCCTCAGCAGCAAACAACTGCGGCACCAGCAGATACCACGCCGTGCCGTCCTTGGCAATTGAGCAATCGCGCGTACTGCCGTCAGGAATCGGCCAGAACAGGTTCGTGGCACTCACGGTGTTCGGCGTGGCCGTCTGATTCTTGAACGTCACCGTCTTGTCAGAGCCGATTGACCAAGACCCGGTGAAGGTGCAGATGCGGAAGGTTTTGGGCGCGGACCCACCGCCGCCGCGAGGCAGAAACCGAAGGCCATCCGCGCCACGGTCCCCTTGCTCAATCTGACGCACCACCTTGGCTATACGCTCAGCCGCAGGCCGCGTGAATGTGACACGCTCCGTCTTGGCTGAACTGCCGTCTGGCTTGCGAGCACCCACGTCAGTCCTCGTAGACGGTCAGCACAAGTCGCGTGCCTTCCACGGCCGCCTTCGCTGCGTAATCGCCCGGCGCAAGCCGCAGCACCGCAGCCTCGCCGGCCTTGAGCCTTGCGGTCTCGTAAAGCGTGCCACCTGAATACCGGCCGAAGCTCACGGTGTGCGTCGTGCTCGAGGCGAGCGACCTGGCGAAGGCAAGACCGACCGCGCCAAGCGTGGCCGTCGAAATCAGCGAGACGGCCGTGCCAAGGTTCAGCGTCACCGCCAAGACGCCAGCCGTAGCAATGTCGGCCGTCACGCCAGAGGCAGAGAACGATTGCGAGAACGGCCCTTTTGAGACCTGGCCGTTGATGGTGTAGTTGATGTCTGGCATTGGGGTTCCTTAGAAACGGGGCACGCCGAAGAACTGGGCGAAGTTGATTGCACGGTGCACTCGCCGCACAAGGATGTTTGGCGGGGCACCTGCCGCCTTCATGGTGCCATCGGTGTTGAGGGCGACTGGACTAGGAGAGTCCTTTTTCTCGCCATCCTCTGGCCCGTACACCCATGCCCGCTTGCGAACGCCGCCGGCCTGCCTTGCGGTACGGCCGCTGATTAACTGCACGCCGCCTTGCGTGGTAGCGCCAGGGATGTACGGGTCTGGGTCGCCGGAGTACGTGCCCTCGCCGCCGGGAGCAGAATCGTCGCTTTCGCTGGCGGCCAGGTATTGAAAACCAACGTCAGGAAGAAACAGCAGGTGCGTGCCGGCACGGTAAATAAGTTCAGTCGAAAACGACCAATACTTCACCTGCACATCGTTAACGACCTCGAGCTGTTGCTGCCCGCTGATTCCGGCACACAGCCACGTATACGGGGCACCGCCGAGGTATGCCTGGTCGTTCAGGCAGTTCGTGACCTGGGCCGCCAAGGCGTAGTTAAACGTCGGCCGGTTGCCCGAGATCGTAACCCTAACCTCTGACTCAGGGCACTTTACGCCTTCGATGAAGTCGCCGGCTGAGTTAATAAGCGGCGCAATCCCATTGCCTGCGTAGTAGTAGAGGCACGGCACCTCTGCGCCGCCTGTGGAAAACGTCCACACATCAGGGCGAGACAGCGGGTTCGGCTGAAACTCGTCCGTGCCCTCCTGGGGAACCTCGTACGTGTACGTGACTTCCGCATGAAAGGCGTCAGTCTCCGTAACGCTGCCGTTAGTGCAGACCAGGTACGGATACTCGGGATGGAATGCGCCGTGAAAGATGCCGATGGCGTTCAGCACGTCTTGCGTGTTCGTTGCCCCATCAAGCGTGGCGTTGACCACTCTGGTGGCATTCGGCGACTCGCCAAACTTGTGCGAGAACGTCCGAGGCAGGACTTCACGGAAGTTGATAACGGCCATGGCTAGTTGAGGATCTCCACGACGCCCACCTGACCATTGCGGTTAATTTGCTCAAGCAGTTCCACCTGCTTCTTTTCAGCCGTGTTCGGCTGAGCCTCGGCGGCCTGGGTCTCCATTTTTTGCCGCAAGCTCTCGGAAGCATTGTCCAGGGCGGCATTGAAGTTGGCCTGAAACTGGGCCAGTGCTCCGTTGACGCCTTCGGCTGCAACCTGCGACTGCAGTTCCTGGAGTCGCTTTTGCTCTTCAGGCGTCAGCGATCCAGGAACAAACTGCGGCACACCGCCGACGCCTTGCGTGAACGTGCCGGCCTCTTTGTTGCGGAGTTTCTCGAGTTCTTTTTCTGCTTCGGAACGAATGTCGAGCCCGAGGATAGGGGCAAACTTTTTGATGAATGCTTCGATGAACTGAGCCAGCTTGAAGAAGGCGTTGCCGGCCAGCTTGATGAAGTCCAGCAAGCCCTGAGCAACCTGCTGCGCGATCTGCTGCGGGCCTGCCTGCTTGATGACGCCGAGCAAGTCTTGGGCAATCTGACTGATCGGCCCTGCCAGTTCACCAAGAATTGAGCCCGTCAGTCCCTTCACTGTTGCCCAGACTGCAGCGAACGAATCATTCATGTTGTCGATAGCCTTGACGGCATCGGAATCGACAACCTGCCCGAGCGAGATGGCTTCCTCTCGCATTTGCGTCAACGCGCCAGGGCCGAGCGTGAACAACTCGCCAAGCTCAATGCCACCCTTTCCGAAAAACTTCACGGCAGTTGCGGCACGCTCTGCAGGATCTGCAATGCGGGAAATGGCATCCACGACCTGCTCAAACTGCTGCTCAGGCGTCGATGCCTTGAGTTCCTCGAAAACAATGCCCAACGCCTCAAACTTCTTTTGCGCCTTGTCGTCGAGCGTGGCCGCACCGATGACTACAGTCAGCTTTTGGATCTGCTTGGCAAACGATTCGACATCCACGCCAGTGTCGGCCGCTGCTCTTGCATACGCTTGCAGTGCCTCAACCCCAACGCCCGTGCGGTTCGCCACATCGTTCAGTGCGTCAAGTTCTTGGCCAACGCTCAAGGCAAACGATGTGACGCCAGTAACGGCACCAGTAACTGCGCTAGCCAGGCTCGTAAAAGCCGCAGTGGCGGCGTTAATGCCCCCGAGGGCCAGCTTTCCGATCTCGATGGTCTTCAGTGTTCCGAGATCCGAGGCGGCCTTCTTCCCGGCCTCGCCCATTGAGTCCAGCTTTTTATTCACGTCGGCGACAGCCTGCGCCAGTTGTGCGGTGTTCGCACTGATCTGCATGGCGAGTCCAAGGGCTGTGCTCATTGCTCTACTTGCCTAGGTCTTGTTTCATCTGCTCAAGAACGGAAAGAATCTGGGTCCGGTGCTGCGGTGCTTTTTCTATCGGAATGAAGTCGGTCGGTGACGGGCAGTGCCCTCTCTTGGTGTGTGGTGCAAGCGTGATGCTGGCCAGCAACCCAGACTGTGCCCATGAGTTATCAAGCGGCTGGAAATACCTGGCGTATGCCAGCCACTCGCTAAGTTCATGGCTATCCATTCGCTGCTCAATCTCGCCAACGGTCATTTTCAGATGACCGGCGAGCATGAACAGAAATCGCCTGGACGGCCTGGCGTTAAAGCTCGCCGGCTAGTTCAACTACGTCCGCCTCCGTGATCTTGTTGTGCTTCTGCGCCACATCGAACAGTTCGCCCATGACTGCACCATCGAGCTCAGCCACCTCGGCAAGTTCATTGTCTTGCCAGATCCGCACGCCGTGCTCGTCGCACAACGTCCGAACCAAGTAGAACGCCCGGAAGTTGTGGAACTTTTCCATGCCTTTGTTGCGAATGTCGATCCATGCCAGTTCCCAGTCATCGCGCTGACCCACGCTCATCACTCGCACGTACACATCAAGGTTCCATTCCTTGACGTGGACCTTCAGCGGCTTTCGCACGCTGGCTGCCTTGATTTGCTCTTTCAGTCCCATGTCTAGTTATCCAGTAGCTTGAACGTGACAGTGAAGCGAGTAACGCCGTTGAGTTCATTGGCGACACTCAGCGACTCCCATACTGCATACATCGTCAAGGCTTGCCCGCCGCCAGTAATCACAAGCTGCTTACGCTGCCCGTACTCGGCTGCGGCCGTGTTGGCCGCGCCTAGGCACACGACCGTGACGGTGCCAGCTTGGTCGGTCCATGGCACAAAGCGTCCGCGCGACGACCCGCCGGCATACTGCCAATCCAGGCCGGTCACTTCCACAAACGCCACGCCGCCCCACGACACTGCGACGTTTGTGCTGTAGGTTGCCACTGGCGCCTCCCGTGGCTGCTATGCCACTTGGAAAGCGGCAGAGCCACGTACGGCATCATTAACGGTCAGCGTCACGCTCGACGACTTGCACGTAGCGGCGACGCTGAGCGAGATGCCGCCGGTGATCGCAAGCGTCCCAGTGGCACCCTGGGCAATGGGCGCCCCGCCAGCAGCCAGGTACTCAATGCTGACTTCCTTGCCAGTGTCGCCAGCCGAGCCCTTGAGAGGGCGAGACATAGTGAGCACGGTCTGCCCGGTGGTCTGGCCAAGGTGCGAAACGTCGATCTGATCGGTCGCGCCTTGGTCAGTGATTGAGTAAGTAATGCTTGTGACGGTGTAACCGCTGCCGCTGAACGTGAAGGTCGTGCCGCTGGAATCGTGGGGCGTGTAAGGCATGCTTTAGCTCTCCTGCCACCAAACGTCGTAGGTCTGCGTGATCTGGTACACCGGCGGAAGATCCGCCCCAGCGAGCGTTACAAAGTCATCCGTCTCGTTTTCCAGGCTCGTCTGGTTCACTTGTGTTGTACCGCTTACCCCCCCGTAGCCATCCAGAACCGCACGCATGGCATCAGCAATTTCACGGGCGTTTTCGTAGGTCGTGCCGTAGATACTGAACTCGACGGTCACCCGAGGCATGCCCATCGGGCCGCCCAGCGTCTGCTCTCGCTGAATCGCCGTCCTTCGCCACGTCACAAGAGGCAGCGGCGCAGAGGCCGGAGCGAGCACCGGATAGATGCGAGAAGCGACAAGTGCCGAAACGGCTGGCGCTGCAGTCAGGGCCGACCGCAAAACAGCTTCAGGCGATTTGAGTGCCATGGTTCAGAATGGTGTTGGGCCGATTTCGTTTCGGCGTGGCGGAAACCTGTCGGCCAGGTCTTTCTGGGCCTTCAGCAGCGACTTCGTCATTTCAATACCCAACTGCTGCCGCATTGAGCCCAGCGACTCCCGGTAGGCTGTTTTCACTGGCGGCTGCCCCTTCTTGCCGCCCACCGGCATGGCTGGCAACTGAAGCACCGCGCCCCGAGGGGCTTTCATAAAAAACGCCCGTGGATACTTGGGCGTGGTGCTAACTCTCGCAACGCCCGCGAACTTCCCACGCTTGGAAACCTTGGCGATCTTGAACGGGCCGAGGCCCTTGAAGCTCGATGCAATGGATGCGCCGGCCCGCCTGGACGAAGTCTTGATGGTTCGCTCCCTGGTGCCGAACTCCAAGAAGCCAGCGTGAAAAGCCCGATCCTTCCCCTTCTTTACGGTCCCGCCGCCTGCTGATTTGTTCTTGCCGCTGCCGGCGGCCACGAACCCGACAAGGCCAACGGCGTTGCCGCTCTTGTAGGTCTTCACCTTGGAAGTGATTGCCCTGCGTAGGTTGCCCGTTGGGCCTTTAGTGACGTTCGACTTCAGTGCCGTAAGGCCGGGTTGCAAGCTGCGACGAATCGCCGCACCCATGTGCTTGCGGGCCAGGTTCGGGCGAAACTGCCTGAACGCCTGCTGCAGCTCCTTGAGCTCGGGAAACTCCACGCGAACGTCGATGCCGCCAGCCATCACGTCACCTCTTCGCAGATGGCGACGTGCTCTGACCTGTTGCCGTACTCGAGCAGGCTGACGATATTCAGCGTGCGACTTCTCCACGCAAACCGCATTTGCTGACTCAGGCCGGGCAGGTAACGCAATCGCACCCTGTGCGTAATAGTCGTCTCCTGCTGTCCCGCCGCCAGGGCCTCCCGAGCCGAAACGCCTTCGACGCTGGCCCAGACTGCCGTCGAGTTCGACCAGGCCAGTACCGTCTCGCCCAGCGTGTTCGTGCTGCCGCTGGCAACCTGCACAGTCACCCGCTCACGCAGCTTGCCGGGGTCGATCATCGGTATGAGCCCCAGCGAACGGAGTCAAGCAAGGAACTGACGCCGAACGGCACGTCTTGCGGCACGGCTCCGGTAGCCACCGTCGCGCCCCTGGTTTCGTACCAATGGCTGCAAAGCATCAGAATTGCATGCCGGATCGCTGCCGGCACGTCGCTGCCACTGGCCCCGTAGCCAGCCCACCACGTCACGCTGATGGCGTTGTCATCCTGCCGATGCGGCGGCCACGTCTGGCCGTAGTTCGTTTTCACGGCCCCCGGCGTGCTCGCCCGGTCCACTCGGAAGGATGCCGTGCTGTACGTGGACGTGTCGCCGTTCTCGAAGGTGAACGTCAGGGCCACTGCCGTGGCGGTCCCGCTGGCCACCATCGGCGGGCGTGGTAGCTCAATGTCGAGCGTCCCATCGGGCGGGAACTTGTCGAACCGCATCACCCACTGCGTATGCACCAGCGTGCGGTCGAGGTACTGCTCGACCCACTCACGGGCTGCCCGCACCAGGCCAGTGATGTACGTGTCATCGTCGGCCGTATCGACACGCAGGTGGGCCTTGGCCTCGGCAAGCGTGACGGGCTCAACGGCTGGCTGAGTCTGACGAACGAGGCTTCGGTAGTGCACGCTTTACTCTCCTCGGGGTGGCGTCGGCCGTCTCGGCCACGGGCTCGACGGCCGCCGTCTCAATCAGATCCTGCTGCCGGTCCTCTACTGCCACGCCTTGGGCAACCAACTGCGTCGCCAGCCCGCCAGCGATCTCGACAACCTGCCCGCTGCGGTAGCCACGCCATGAACGGGTGAACTTCAGTTTCGTCATTGGGGCACGCTCCATGCAGATTCCGGCTTCTTCAACGTGTTGGCGAACTCCGTGGAATACTGAAACACGGGCTGGTCGAGCCGCTGCCCTGGCCAGGTCACCATGTATTCCCCATGGCCGAGCACGATCCGTGGCGAGATATAAACGCGATTCCCGGCCCGCCGGAACTGCCGCCAAAAGAAGATGTCATCGTCGGTGCGGCCCTCGCCCCACTCGCCTGATTTGTTTGGCACGCCCTGAAACCACGGCTTGGGCGTTCGCTTCAGGGCCGCCGTGCTAATCACCGTGCAGCCGAAGTGTGCCGTGTCCACCAACTGCACCGGCTCGGCGAACCACGACATAGGCAGGCTCGTCTTGCCATCCTCGGGCGGATTGTCCAGCGTGCCCGGTAGCGTCAGCATGGGGCGGCCGTCCTCACGCTTGGTCTGCAGACCAGTGATGGCGTCGCACTGAAACGTCATCGCCATGGCGAAGAGTTGCTCCACGTCCTCGCGGGTGAAGAACGTGTCGTAGTCGATGGTGAGCAGGTATTCGCATTTGTCCACGAACTGCTCGCAAACCCGCTGTAGGCATTGGCCCCAGAATGCCCCGGTGACCTTCGTGGGCCGGATGCCAAGCGGCATCAACGCCTGAGCCCAGCTGTAGAAGTTGTCCATGAACCCGAGCCGGGGCACGCTCATCACGGCCTCAACCCGGATTTCGACTTCGGTGCCACCGACTTTGACGAGCATGGGCAACCCTAAAAAGAGAGCGGGCCGCCCCTTATGGAGCGGCCCGCCCAGCGTTGCACATCTGTCAAGCCGTCAGGCTCACGCACCGACCAGGCCGATGATCGGGCCGGCGACGGACGAGGAGCCAAGGTTGGCGTGGGTGATCGCCACCCGAGCCACCGCACGGATCACGGTCTGATCCGACAGGAAGTTCACCTGATCGCTCGAAGCGATTTCGATGCCCTGGCGGACGCCGTAGTAAGACGAGTTCGCCATGTTCCCGTAGAGGGCCATGATCGCACCCGTCGAGTCCGCACCGCTCGGGAGCCGGTCGGTGAGCACCACCGGCGATCCGAGGAAGGTGAGGCCCATGCCCTGCGAGAGGCCGACCGACCCGCCCTGGGCGAGGTCGAGGGCCTGCATGCAGCTGGCGAAGAAGAACGGCGAGCAGAACCACTTGGCACCCTGCCGGCTGTGCTGCGGCACCGCAGCCATCATCGCCAGCAGGTTGGCCTTCGTCACCTCGTCGGGCGTGTCACCGGCAGCCGTCACAAGCGAGGCGGCGTAGGTGGCAGCCGAGGAGGCCAGGAGGCCGCCCGTGTGGGTCGTGACGAGACCGGCAACCGCAGGGGCGTTGCTCGGGTTGCCGCTCCACGCAGCCGCTTCGACGGCGTTGGAGAGCGACAGAGCAAGCTCCGCAGCGATCCAGTCGGCAATCGACACGACCGAGTCCTGCAGAAGCTCGGAAGCAATCGTCACCGCACCCGTGACCTTCTTGGCAGTCAGGGTGACCTGATTGCTGGTCGGGTCGCTCGGGGTGATGGCGGTGTTCTCGTCCACCCAGTACGCAGTCGCACCGGCCGTCCGGCGGGGGAACAGCACCACGTCGCTCGGCATCACGACATTCGTCGCGTTCTGAGCAAAGGCCGAGTACTGATCCACCAGGCGGATGACGGTCGAGGAAAGCACGTCGGGCACGAAGGCCGCACCCGTGGTGCTGCCGGTCGAACCCTGGGCACGGGCCTCGACGCCGTGATCTTGGCACCACCGGCGGGCTTCCGCATCGCCGGCCTTGGCCTTGAACCACATGCCGACCGAGTAGGCGTCGCGGGCGTTCTCGAACGCACGAAGCCGGCCCGAGAACGGCACCGCCTCAACGCGAACCTTCTCGCTCCGCTCCTCGGTCACCTCGGGGGCAGGAGCACACCGCTCCACCACCGTGCGGAGGTTCTTCGCCGACTCGGCCACCGACTTCTCAAAGTCGATCTTCTTGGCGAGGTCGCCGGCACGCTTGTTCAGCGTCTCCAGCTCAAGGTCGCGCTCCGCGATCTTGTCATCATCGCCCTCGACGGCACGCACGGCGTCGATCCGGTTGGCGAGGAGTACGGCCTCGTCCTGCAGCTTCTTGAGGTTGTCCACGTGGAATGTCTCCGCCGGCGGTATTGCCGATGGAGTCCACTGTGCCGCTACCTATGGGGAGCCTTGCAGAACCGCACTTCCGAAAGTGTTGTTTTCACAAACACAACACCACGGGCACCGCACCTTGGGCATCGCACGTACCGCTGCCGCTCGTCGCCGCATGCACGGCTGGAACGGGTCCGCAGTTTCTCGCCGCAGGTGCAGCGTGCTTCAGACATTGCGGAGCCTCAGGGACCAGGCGGCTGCGGCGTCACGGGCAAGGGACCGCTTCACAACTGCGGCCACAGCCTCGGGCTCAGCCGGCTTCTCCTGCGATGCCAGCCACGCCTCGTAGGAACGCATGGCGACAGATGCCGAGGTGGCGGGGTACGCAGGCACAAGTACAGGCCCCACGTCATACAGCCCGCTCACCTCGCGGATCTGCCGGATAGCCTTGCCGTCCTCGCCGGTCCTGAACGACTCGTTCTTAGATTCCACAGTGAACGCGAACGACGAGCCGCGCACGTCGCGCCGCTGGATGAGCTCGAGCACGTCGGCCCGGCTCACGGGCGGCGTGACCACGTACCGCAGCCCCTTCTCGTCGCTGGAGAGTTCCAGCGTGCCCGATGAAGAGCGACCCAGCACGATGTTGCTGTCATGGTTGAACAGTGCCACCACGTCGCTCTTTCCACGCTGGCGGCTCAGAATCTTGTCGAACGCCCCCGGCAGGATTTCCTCGCGGAACCCGCCTAGGTCGAGCGAAAGCCGGTTGTATACGGCGGCATACCCGATGATCGCAGCCCGGCCATCGGCCCGGCTTTCGACAATCAGTTCGTTCTCCTCCTCGAAGGCGAAGTCGCGGCGTTCAATTTCCATCGGTCTGCTCCTCCTGTTCGGCCTGGTCTTCGGCATCGTCCTCGGGCGAGTCTTCGCTCTCGACCACCACGGGCGGCTCGGGCATCGGCTCTGGGGCCGGCGGCTCTTCGCCCACCTTGTCCAGCGTGGTCATGTTCAGCTGCACGAAGTGCTTGTCACCTTCTGGCCCAATCGGGTTGAGGTTCTCAAGCTCGCGGATCTCGTTGACCGTCATCCACCCGTTTTGCAGGGCCGACACGTAATAGGCCGACCGGCTCGCGTGATCGCCGCGCAGCAGGCCGCTAACGCTGTGCTCGGCAAAATAGGTCTCATCGTCCACGATGAGGTCGCGGCTGATCGCAGCTTCCCACCGCTTCAGGTGCGGCAGCAGGCAATGCTGCACGAACTCCGTGCCCTGTACCTCGATGTTCGAGTAGGTGCTACGGGTCAGGTCTTGGATCATGTGCGGCGGCACACGAAACGCACGGCAGATTTCGATGACCTGATACTGCCGTGTCTCAAGGAACTGGGCCGCCTCGTTGCTGCCGCTCAGTTCGTGGGCCTTCACGCCGTTGGGCAGGACCGCAGTGCGGAACGCCCGATCTGCACCACGGTGCATCCGCTCCCACTGCTCTCGCAGCCGCTCGGCCGCTTCCACCGGAATCGGGTTGTCTGACTCCAGCACGATGCCGGGCCGGGCACCGTTGCCGAAGTAAGTGCTGCCGTGGGCTTCGAGGGCCTGGGCCAGGCCGATGGCGTTCTGGAAAATCTTGTACGTGGGGATCGGCTTCACGCCGTCTTCAGTGGTGAACCGCAGGGCAAAGATCTGATCCTGCGAATAGACCGTTTGCTTGCCGCTCGGCTCCCGGTACTTGTACCGCAGCGTGCCGTCTTCAAGCCGCTCGGCTTCCATACGGCTGGAATGCAGCGGCCACAGTTCCGACACGGCACCACGGGCACCTGGGCGGATCTCGGCATACGAGGCCCCGTAGTGCAGGTACATGCCCGTCATCCAATCCCGAAACTCCTGGGCCGTCTGCCACGGGTTGGGCTGCGTGTGCAGGAGCCGGTACACCGGGTGCGTCGTGGCCTTCGTCTTGCCACCATTGGCCAACCGCTCGTAGACGTGCAGCGGCAGGGACGAGACGGCGTCCGAGATCACCCGGATGCACGCCGTGTAGGCCGAGCAGGCCATGCTGTTGTCGGCCGTCACCCGCACGCCCGATGGCGTCCGGTTGCTATTCACCTCGGTCCAGTCAATGCCCCGAAGGTCAACCATGCGGAAGTCGGCAAGGGCGTTTTCGCTCATAGCGTGATAATGTCCCAAGATTGTTCGGGGGCTGGGGCCGTCGCCGTTGAGTGCAACCCAATGGCCATTACCAGCGACACGATGCCGTCAATACGCTCTGTGCTGCGTGCCTTGCTGGGCTTAATGTTTCCGGCCGCCGAATCGCTTTGTATCGCTACGTTTCCTGCCTGCCACGTCAGCACAGGATGCCCGCCGTGCAGTAGCCGGCCGCTGACGCAAGCCGACTCGAGTTGCTTCGACGGGCTCGACATGCTGCCGTAGCCCTGCCGGAATTGTTGCATTGGCAGCCCATCGCCTTGCAGTTGCTGCCCAAGCTGCGCTGAGTTCCATGGATCAAGGCCAACGCCGCGAATGCGGTACTTGGCTGCCAAGGCGTTGATGTCGGCCCGTACTTGGTCGAAATCAGTCACGTTGCCTTGCGTGATGTGTAAGTGCCCTTGGCGATGCCACGTCAGATATGGCACCTTGTCGCGCCGTTCCCGCTGGTGGGCATTCTCTTCTGGAATCCAGAAGTGCGGCTCAACCCAAAAGGTGCCGTCATCCAGAGGGAACAGCATCACGAACGCAGTCGTGTCAAAGGTCGTGGCTAGGTCGAGCCCTGCCCAGCAATCGCGGCCGGTGAGGTCCACAGGGCAGGGCTTGTTGCCCTGTGCCCAATGATCCATTCGCAGCCAGCGTGTGTCTTGCTCGGTCCACTGGTTCAGGTACAGCTGCCGAAAGGTGTTCTCGTAGGCTGGCATTTCGACGGCACGGGCACACTCAGTCCGCAAGAAGTCCTGCTTGATCGACACGCCCAGGTTCGGGTTGGCCTTCGCCCAGGTCTTTTCGTTCTTCCAATCGTCCTTCGGATCAGCGGCGTAGATGGCGGGCAGGAAGCTTTCGTCATGCACGGCCCCGCTCGCCACGCTTTCGGCGTACTTCCAGATTTCCCAACACACGCTGCGGCGGTCATAGCCGGCGGTCGTGATGTAGACCATGAGCGGCTGACGCCTCGCCCCCATGCTCGTCTGCATCACGTCGGCCAACTCACGCGAAGGCTGGGCATGAAGTTCATCGAATATCACGCCGTGTGCGTTCAGCCCGTGCTTCGTGAACGCCTCGGCCGAAAGCGCCTTGTAGAACGAGTGCGTATCCTCCCGCACGATTGAATTGCGGTAGACCTTGAGCCGAGACCGCAGCGAAGGCGACATTTCCACGCACGCCTTTGCCATCTCGAAGACCAGGCGGGCCTGCTCACGATCCGCACCGCAGGAGAAGATTTGGGCACCCGGCTCCCCGTCGAAGAGGAGCTTGAGGGCGATGCCAGCACAAAGCGTGCTCTTGCCGTTCTTGCGGGGGATGGCCAGGAGCGAGGTGCGATATTGCCGCATGCCATCCGGCCGCAGCACCCCAAACAGCCTGCCGATGTAGCTGGCCTGCCACGGCTCGAGCACGAACGGCTTGCCGCCGAGCTCGCCCTGCGTGTGCCGCAGGTGTTTGGCAAAGAACGTGACCGCATCCACGCCAGGCTGAGCGTACTCAGGCGAACATGCGGGCGTCTTCGTCGTCTTCTTTCGGGCCATTGTCCACTGCTGTGACGCGGGCCAGTGCCGATGCCGTCAGGCCGAACTCGGCCGCAAACTTCAGCATCTGATTCCGGGCGTCGCGCTTGCGGTTCCACGCCGGGTGATTGCTCACCCTACCCTTATCGTCCATGAACGTGGCCCCGTTGGCCTTCAGTTCCCGGTCGGCCTCAACCATGTCGGCGAAGGAGTCGCAGTAGGCCGCCAGCGTCTGCTGGTGCCTCGGGCTCATCACCTTCGAGGCTTCGAGCATGGGCACGATTCGATCCCACTCTTCGCGGGCAAGGTCGGCCAGCCAGGCCGGGGCGGGCGGAATGCCAGCCGGGGCGTCGATGCCGGCGCGGTGCGGCCCCCTAATCTCGGAGCCACGCATTTGCAGGATCGGCTTAGGTGTTGGCTTGCGGCCCCTGCCCATATGGCTAAATCCCCAACTTCCAATTTCAACGGAATATTCACACAGCAGGCGACCGGGGTTTTTAAAGGGCAAAGCTGGGGTGATTTGGACCACCCTGCCGTCCGCTATTTTTCCGGCTGCCGTTCTGGCACGTTTGTTTTTGCCGGCTCGCCGGCCAGCGCGACCGACTGCGGCTGATTTCGTGCGGCATTTTCACGCTGCTCGCGTCTTGTTTTGTGCCCGTGGCAGCGAATGCAAAGGCACTGGCCGTTTGCAACTGAGTACCTTTCTCCTCCCTTGCTGATCGGCACGACGTGGTCAGCATGGGCTTCTCTTTGATCGCTGCACACTCGGCCACACACACGGCACTGCCAGGCATCCCGAGTCAGCACGGCCTTACGCCAGGCCCGGTGCGCCTTGTCGCAGTAGCCCCTTGCTGCGGCATGGGGGCGGGTACTGTCATCCCGCTTTTGGCGTGAGCTTCTGATACGGGGGGGGGTATATAATGGGATGCGAGTCGGCATAGGGGGGGGTATCAAATCCCAATCGGCCCGCATCTAGCTCTTCAGCATCACAACACCGACCGTGCCGGTGCTGTTCGTGGTGGCCGACAGAACCTTCACGAACTCACAGGCGAACACCTCATCCGGGAAAGGATAGATGCGGCCCACGGTCGTGCTGGGCGCAAGGGTGATGGTGGCTGCCGAGCCGTCCGCCTTGTACAGCTGCCGGAAGGTCTCGCTGGCACGGTGGCTGCCCCAGAACTGCAGAGTAGTGGCAGCAGTGGAGATCGTGCCGATGCTCAGCACGGCACCTGCCACATCACGGATATCAAGCGTGGTGGCCAGAGAGGTGGCCGTGTGCAGGGTGATGTCGATGTCGCGGTACTTCCGCACCAGATTGGCGTCGGCCATGTGGGGTCTCCTGTCCCGTCTAGGCTAGGCGGGCGGGCCCATACCCTTGCAGGGGCAGCAGATCGCTGCTCTAGGGTCATTGGGGCACGACACTCTTTAAGTGGTGCCACTGAGCCAGCCAGCCACGCGAACGATGAACGAAAAGCACTTCGGCAGGCCGTCAATGAAGACGTAGACCGCCATGAAGTAGAACATCGTCCGCTCTTCGCTCGTCATCGCACTACATGCGGCGTGTTGGGCCGCTCCTCGTTATTTTGATTTTGGTGATTGTCTGGAGCCGGAAAACAGGGCCGAGCGGGACAATGCGATAACGGCATTATCTGTCATCGGGCGTGGAATAATTAGATTGTTCTGCGTCACCCATCAAGCAACATGACGCCGGTTGCCCGCTCAACCTCGGCCACTATTGCGTCTGCCGTCCTGTGAATCTCGTTCATCGCCTGCCTGCCAATCTGCGGAGCCAGCCCCACTTCCATAAGGGCTTCGTCGTTCCGAACGTGTTGCACCAGTGCGACCCACTGGCCGCGCGTCAGTCGCAACGTCACCTCAATGGTTGGCTCGTCCGCAGAACCAGTCGATGCAACAGACAGCTCATTCGTATCGCTCATGTGCGCCGCCTCCTGTGTTCGCGGCTGTTGATCTCGCGCGTTATGTGGCTACTCAGTATCCCAATCGACTCCAGCGTTAGCCAACGCCTCGCGCACGGCACCGATGGCAGCGTTCCAGCCCGGCGCGCCGTTCGGGTCTAGCGGAGGCAACTGCACCACACGGCTTTGCGGCTGTTGGTAGAGCGGGACAACTAAAACGGGAACCCCGACTGGACCCGGATGGCGATGGTAGTACGCTTCGTCTTCGCACATTTCCTTGCACCAAGAAACGTACATCCGCTCGCCGTCAACCATGACAGCCCACGCCACAGGCTCGCCAGCCACAGAACCAGTCGATGCAGGAGACATCGCCGCGTCGCCCTGCGGTGTAGTGTCGTCACTCATGCGATGCTCCTGATCTTCGGTGTTCTGTGTCCTACTTTAACCGCTCCAGCAGGCCCCGAAGCGTGGCGTCAACGGCATCCGGCCCGCCTGTGCCAACGTAGTATTCAACCGCCTCCCGCTCCTCGTCGGTGAGCCGCAGCCGTTCGATCTCGTCTGCCGCTTGGCGAATGACGGTCGTCGCCACACCGTCCTCGCAGTCGATATCGCGTGCCAGAATCCGCAGAGCGGTGGTCAGCGTGTCTGCCATGCCCCCAGCCTAGCGAGGCATGCAAATCTGTCCACGCTCGTTTGGGAACCGAGAGTTCCCGAGCGGGTGAGTTTCGCAATTCGCGATTCGCGAATCGACCGATATACACCGAGCGGGAAAACTACACCGGGCGTGTGTACGGTGCCGAGCGAGTGTACGAGCGGCTTTTGTGTCCGCCTCTAGGAGCGTGTCAGCGGCTCGCCGGG